TTATTAGCAATTCACAAGCGCGAGCCGTTCCATCCGCCAGGTAACATTAGTAAGTTGGTAAGGTATTCCAGCAAGCCAACCCACAAGCCCAGCGCGCGATTCAAGCATCACATTCAAACGAGCGTTTGCATTGCCGGCATTGCACGCATGAACATGTTCGCTTGAACAGGGGGGAGGGGGTCGACCGAGAAATTATTTTTATCATTGCCATCCATAAACCAGCCCCACAAAAATTGTTACAATGGGGCAGTTCCCGTTCGGGGTTATTTGTGGATAGGTCTAGTGTATTGTGCTTAAATGTGCTAGATAGGTAACATTTGTGTTTATGGTTGACATTATATGTGGTGTTGTGGTAATTGGTTGTGTGAGCGCGAGATGGACTTGTGCTTGATAACTTATTTATATTATGCCTAGAGGCGATTCATACGATCTTCAGGGTCAAGGCGGCGGACAAGTGTACAACGCTGGTGGCAGTGCTGTAGGACCATTCCGTTGGGTTCAGTTTGTGAACGACACGGTGTTGAGTGCAATCTCTGCGCCTAACCTTACGGATTCTGGTTCCAAGTTGATTACCATTACGATCCCTGCTGGGTTCGGCCTTGGTGGTACGATCAACAGTTTTACCGTGACATCTGGTGTTGTTATTGGTTACCGCGCGTAATGTCGCAGTTCCGATCCACTGGTGGGTTAGATGACTCGATTGCCGCCGATGGTGATCGTGGATTCTTTGGTGTAAATCAGAGATTGCAGCTCAACCAGTTGGAGGCGGGCGAGGTAAGGGAGAGCCTTAATGGGCGCATAGAAGGCTTCTGGAGGCCTCGCAAGAGCGTGGTGTCTGTTAGCCCTGTGCTGACTACTGGAGGCACTCCGTTGAACCTTCCGTTCCACATCCTTCCAAGCCCATTCTACTTGGCTATTACCGCTGTGTCGTATTCCGCTGATGTGGTAACGATTACCGTGGTTGGGCATGGGTTAACTATTGGGGAGACTGGCAACCTTACGGTTAGCGGCATTACCTTTACTGGCACAAACAACAATGGGGTTAAGGCTGTGACTGCGGCTACCGTGGACACATTGACCTTTCCTGTTACTGGTGTGACCGCTGTAGCACTAGACACGACACCAAGGATTACACAGATCAACATCAACGATGCCGCTGCCAGTGATGTGTTGGCGTCTTGTTTGTTCTCTGACCCTAACGAGTCCAACAAGGAATACATCATTGTTGCGCTGGAGACTCTGGCGAAGAAGATCGACCTTTCTACGACACCCTACGAGGCAACGACTATCCCGTATCCCGTGGGAGCCACCGTTGGGGCTAACTGCGACATGTTGCAGTGCTTCGACAAGGTGATGATCATGCGGGATGGGCAACAAGCTCTTGAGTGGTATCCTAATGGCAAGAGCATTATTTCAGCGTCTCAGAGCGGAAGCACAACAGTTACCGTTCGCGTTAAGGATCACGGGTTAACCGTTGGGGCATCCGTGGTGATTTCTGGGTTAACTGGAGGCACTCCTCCTAATGGCACATTTACGGTTGCCTCTATTGTCGACAAAGACCAATTTACCTTTATTGGGCCAACAAGCCAGACTGTGACATTTGGGGTTACCGCAGCCACCATGACGGATGGGTTCACCCTGTCCCCAGCAGGCCCATATAGCCAGCCACAGACATTTAATGCAAATGGCTTAAACATTAAAGCCCTTGATGGGCTGGTAACTGTTTATGTTGAAAACAACCTTACCATTAGTGCTGGTGATGTTGTTTTAATTTACGAGGTAACCATACCAGAATTCACCTCGATTCTAAATAAATCATTTCAGGTAACGAGGGCAACCATCAACGAAATCGAGTTTTACGCCCCGGTTCCAAACTACACAATAGATGTTGTTTCGGCTTCTCAAACTGGCACAACCGTTACCATGGTTGTTCGTGGACACGGGTTTGATACTGGGGACTCAATAGAAGTGGCAGGTCTTACTGGCACTAATGGCGGAACAATGCCTAACGGAACACAAACCGTTACCAGTATAAGTGGCGACCAATTTACATATACCGACACCGCAGCGTTGCCATACTACACAATAGCAACCCCACTTAACATTACCGCTACCACTATTCCCTCTACAGGTACGGTTGAGGTTGATATTGTTGGGCATGGACTTGGTTCTAGTGGATGGGCAACAATTAGCGGATACACTGGAGCAAATAGTTACTTGAATGGGAGCTATCTCCTCACGAGACACAGTACTAATAAATTGCGTTTTAGTGTTAGTGGCATTACTACAGTTTTAAATCAAGCTGCAGTGCTGTCTCAGATGACCTACAACCTTACGACCACCTCGGCAACTGCTTTAAATCCAGATAGGGAGTCTAAGCAGATTGAGGTTGGTGGTAGATTTTCTGTTGGCGGAGGGTTCATGCACCAACCGGGTGCGCCTTGGGCTACCTACTTTCAGCGCAGGTTGTTCGTTCCGTTCTACTACTCCCAGTCTGGAACTTTTAGCGCACCAGTCTACACCAGTAGGAAGATTTCCGACGAGATTGCGGTTTCTGACCTGCTGGACACTACGACCTTTGACCAGATCGAGAATCAGTTCCGTATTACTGGTGGTACTGCCGACTATGTGGTGGCGATGCACGGGTTTTATGACGATGCTTTAGTGGTATTGAACCGTAATAGCATCCACCTTGTGGCGCAGACCCAAGGGAGCCTGTCTGACACCGTGGTCAAGGAACTTACTGGCGAGGTTGGGTGTTTGGCTCGCAAGACGGTGGTTATGCAGGCTAACAATATGCTATTCTTGGCCGACGAGGGCATTTACGGGCTTACCTTCCTTAACGATTACAACCTTCGCGGCACGGAGGAACCGCTTTCCAAGAACATTCAGCCGTACATTGACCGCATTAACAAGAATCTTGCTGATAATTCGGTGGCGGTTTACTTTAACAACCGCTATTACATCGCAGTCCCGCTGGATTCTGTAGCTGGAGGCAACGATGCCCGTGGAAATAACGCGGTTCTGATCTACAACTTCTTGAATAAAGGATGGGAGTCGCTTGATACCTATGGAGATTCTAGGTTTTTGATCAAGAACTTCATCACGGCAAGTGCTGGGGTTCGGAATAACTTGTATGCCGTTAGCTCCAATGGTGGCTTGCACCAGATTGATGCTTCTGACTCGTCCACAGACCGCTTAAGCGTTACGAATGAAAGCACAGATGTGGTCACTCCCACAATCAACTCGTATGTGACTAGCCGTGGGTACGACTTCAAGACCCTTGAGCGTAAGAGGTTTACGGACGCACAGGTTCAGATGCAGAATCTAGCTGGTGAAACTGGCGAGTACGACATTGCGTTTGCCACCGAAGACCCGGACTCTGCAGAGAGTATTGGCACGACCACCACATTCCTTGGTGGGCAGATCCTATCACCCAGCAGCCCTAACGAGGCTGAAACCGCAAGCATCCGATGCAGACTTGGTGGTCAGCGCGGCTATACTGGGACTATCACATTGACAAGGACTATCGGTTCACCTAAGATCCATTCTATTCAAGTGGCGGGTTCTATCACCAACAGACAAATTCTATCACAAAAATAATATGGGCGTTGTAAATACAACCTACACATTCTTGGGTACTGACACAATTACCAGTGCCAAGCTGAATAATATCATTGATGAAACGACATTTACTGGTGACGCGATCCAAGGAACCACCTTGCAGGTTGTGTCTCCCGGCAAACTTGCCGTATCTGCTGGTGGCATTACCTCTAATGAGCTTGCCTCCAATTCGGTTGTCACCGCAAAAATACTTGACTCCAATGTAACTACGGCAAAAATTGCGGATGATGCCGTAACCAGTGATAAAATTGCTTTGGGGGCAATTATTCCAAATCTTCCTTCAAATTTTCCAATTCAAATTGTTCAAGCAGTTAAGACTGACATTCAAACAATAGCCGGTGCTCTTTCTGGTTTTACAGATATTTCTGGCATGTCTGCAACATTAACCAGAGCGGTTCAAAGTGCATCTGGTAAAGTTCGGGTTCAAGCAGTTATCAACACTACGACCAACAACAGTGGTCACGGAATCGGCATAAGAATCATGCGTGACTCTACCGTAATCGGTGTCGGGAATGCTTCTGGTGTCAGATTACAAGCAACATCAAACACTGGATATGCTGGCCAATACAGCAATGTTCCGGGAGTCATAGATTTTATTGATTCATCACCCGGAACTGGAGCTACCGTAACATATAAAATTCAAGCGAAAGTTTACAGTGCCGCAACTGGATACATCAATAGAGATGATTCTGATGTAGATAACAGCAATTACACATTTAGAACCATAAGCACCTTGACCCTTACGGAGCTTACCCCGTGAACCAGCACCTAGCTAAAGCAATAGCAATTTATGAGCAAGAAGGTATCGACTTCCAACAACTTCTCACATGGCACTTATGTCATGGCATTGTTGTTTGCGATATGGATTGTTTTGCTATTGGCTTTAGTTCGTTCCGTGCAAACCCAACTCAAGCAGTCCATGTCGATGACGGCGACACCTTGTTTGTCACATTCTCCACTGGTGATATGCGACCGGCGGCGTTGCACAAATACACTCAAGACTACGATTTTATTGCATTCCAGCGCAGCTTCAAAGGAAGTGACTGCGTGAGGGTCCACGACATGTACAAGTTTTATTCAAAGTTAAAAGAAAGTTAATCTCATGGGAAGTAAACCTCAATCAGTAAAAGCTCCAAAATTTGACCCGGCTGGCGATCTTTTGAAAATGCTTGGAGCTTATCAGCAAGCACTTCCGGGCATTCTGTCATTTGAGCAGCAATACCGACCAGAGTTTCAGAAGCTAAACTTGCAAGATGTGTCTCAGTTTGGACTTGGGATGCTTGGGATGTCTCCACAGTTTACTCAAGGTGCAGCACAACAACTTGGTGCTGCGCGCGAGGCAGAACTGGGCCAGATGACTGGACAGGCTGGGCTTACCCGTGGGTTAATGGCTGGTTTGTCACCAGAACAGGCAAGTGCAGTACAACAGGCTCAACAGGAGTCCCAGAGGGCTTATGCAGCTGCGCAAGGCGTTACACCAGAGCAACAACGCATGTATCAGCAGACTGCCAGAGAAGCCGCACAAGCCGCTGGTCGTGTTGGAGGAAATGCTGCTATTGCATCTGAAATCATGGGCCGTGAGGACATCATGGCACGGAAACGTGCAGAAGCAGCACAAGCTGGACAACAGGCGTTTAACCTTGCTGGTCAGTTCTACACCGCACCGGGACTCCAGCTTCTTGGCAGCCAACCTCTTTCTTACCAAGTTGGGAACCAGATGATGGGCCTTGGACTTGACGCTATCGGTGCTGGTAGGCCTCAACTCTTTGATGTTGGATCTGCGCTTAACCTTGGCGCGGCTCAAAGGCAAAACATTGTCAATGCAA